ATAAAAACTTATATTACCTTTACGGCTTTTCCACTCAACAGCTACTTCTTTTGCTTCATTATTTTTAAATGAACGCATAGCTTTTTTTAAACTCATTGCTTTTATATCTTCTGATTTATCTTCTGTTATAAATTTATATGTTATCATGTTTGTTCTCCTTCTATTTCTGTTAGGTAATCATCTATTACTGATGCGACATCATCTGGTATTTCTGTAATGCTTTCTTCTTTACCATTTGACCATTTAACATCTATTGACCAACCTATTATTCTTAAGTCACCTTTTTTATCTACACTCATCAATGCTCCTTATAACTTACTTGTTTAACTTTACGACTCCAACAGGCACGACAACTACCACACTCACCATCTTGTTTGTAAGCAGGACATTCTCTACCTATTGCTTTCTTATCTTTATGCACACCAGATGTCCATTTCCAAAACTTAGGTGGTGGACTGTCTACTTTGATTGCTGATACACGCAAACATAAATTCTTTGGTACATCTTCTTCTTTGATGTCTTTAATAAATTGATATTCTCTAGTAGCTAACCAATGATTTATTTGTGGTGTAAGTTCACATACCTCAAATATCTTCATTAGATGTGAATAAGATTGTATATCACCAGAGTCAAACCAACGATGAAAACGCCTTGATTTATCTAGGTTTTTATACTTTTGTGTCAGTAGTTCTGCCATATAATCTACCCACTCATTTAATTCTATTGCTTTTAATCTAAACTTATGTGCATCTTGTACAACTTTAAATACATAGCAACCTTTGTTAGCATAACATTTATTACAAATAGTACCTTCTATTTCTGCTAGCTTACTACCAGTTTTACAATCTTTAGCTGATATACCCCAAGCATACGAGGGCATCTTGCTTGGGTTAGATAGTGTGCCTATCTTTGCTTCTATATCTTTAATCTTCATTCTACATCTATTTCTGGGACTTGTGGTTGTTGAAGTTCAGTTTGTGGAACTGGTTGTGTAGTAGGAATAATCATCTGATGTTTTTCCCACAATGCAGTATCACTATTCCAATAAGTAAATCCCTCATGTAATTTTCTTATCTCATAGCCCATTTCCTGTGTAGGTCTACCATCATTCTCGATCAATGCAAGAATGTTTATTGCTCTTCTACGAACAGTACGCTTCCACTTCAATTCCCATGAAGTATCAATTACTGGTTTATTATCTATCATATTTATATCTCCTGTTGGGTTATTAATTTGTATAGTATATTACTAGCACATAAAGTCTGGTGTGTCAACTGCTGTGTACTTTGCAAATCTTTTCTTTTCACCTATGTAGTATTGTTTGTATGCAGTAATATAATCTTCATGCTTATATTCATCTGGCATACATTGTGGTGGTGGTGTAAATTTTATACTAGGAAAATTATATTCTACATTTTTCCCTCTACCAAAACCACGAAGCAAACTAATTATATTAGATGACTTATGTATTTTTCTATATCTTTTTGTATATTGTTTTCCTAATTCTGTACCAAGCATAAGTGCATAGTTATAATTTTCTATTGAGTCACCTACCCATATTGTCATTGGGTGTTTAGGGTATGCAGGTTTATATAGCTCATCATCTAAACCACAATGTTTTTGATACGCAGTTGATAACATCTGTGCAGTTTCTAATATCATTTTAACTACGTGTTTATCACAATGATATTCAGCACATACTTTGGGTACTTTGTGTAAGTGAAATATATTCATAGTTTTTTCTCCAATCTTTTTATACCAAATCTTAATTGGTCTTTTGTTATTTTACCAGAATTATAATTGTATTGCAAGTTTTGAAATAATTTTAAAACATGGTCATATGTTGTACCTGCCATATCACACCACATAGCACAATCACTTGTTTCAAACCAATACTTTGCCTTGCTTTGTATTGCAGGACTACTATCTGAATTACTTAATAAACCAAATGAATCTT